GTAAAGAGGTTTGTACAACAAACAATAAAGAGATGTGGGAAGAGCAACAAAAAAGGAGTTTAGAACTCCTTAATGAATGTGATATTAAAATTATCTTTTATTAATTACCATGTTTTATGTATCCATTTTTTAACAATATCATTTGTTGTTCCAACTATTTCCGCAATTTTTTTTGTGACCATTCCTTCATTTCTTAATTTAATAATGTGTTCGTATTGTTCTTTTGTTAATACTCTTCTTTTCATACCACGATTTAAAATTTGTTCGTCACTCCATTTAACCCAAGGTTTTTTCTTACCTAAATGAGATGTTGAGATTTTATTTTTAGTTACTTCTGAGTGTTTTCTACCAATATTAAAATTATCAGGTTTTTTTCTACCTTTTAAGGATTCACTTCTTTTTTTATTAGATTCTTCAGACATTTTTATATTATTATTACCATCACCACCTAAAGTTGAATTGTATCCATTAATATACGAATCGTACAAAGATATTAATTCAATTTCTTTTAATATCGCTTCTTTTTTATCCTTAACCTCACAAATCATTTCAATTTCCCAAGAGTCAACACCATATTTTCTAATTGCATTATAAAATTTACGATTATCTCTTTTTTTAAGTGCATCTGATTTGTGTTCTTTCCATCGGGTTTCTATTGTTTTACTAGTCCACCCAATATAACATTTGTCATTCTTTATGTTTTTTATTTTATATAAAAATGCCATATTTTACCAAAATTTACAACTCCAATATCTAGGTTTCCATTTTGGTCCAGGATTTTCACAATGGTGTCTAGCCCTAAATGATTTACGACGAGAAGGGATATTTTTCTTTATTCTCATATTCGGGTCACCAAAATTAACTTTAACAACATTACCTTTCTCGTTTTTAACATAAACCGAACGCTTTTTAGGTCCGTCAGGTGTTAAAAATGGTTTACCTAATTGAACTTTACGTCCTTGATATTCTGCCTCATTTAATAAATCATCAGCAATAAAGTCAGTTTCCTCAACTGAACCAAATTCATCTTCGTAGATTATACCTTTAAATTTATTTAATTCTTCTAAAACTAAACTAGTTAATCTATTGATGTGATTTTCTTTGAAATGTGTCATTTTTGGTTTATTTCCTGTTCCTGATTTATCGTGTTCTTTTTCCGCTCTTCTTTTTTGAGAAGTCATTGATTTCTTTTCTTTTGCTGAATATGATCCCGCTGTTTTTGGTGTATCCTTTGATATTTTCTTTTTTGGTCTACATTTAGGGTAACCTTTATCTTTTGCTTCCTTACGTCCACATGGTGGATGTTTACCACCAACTTTCTTACTAACATCAACCCACTTTTCCTTAAACCATCTTCTTAAATCTTCTTTTAAGACCTCACCAGATTTAATACATTCTTCAATATATTCTTTATCTTCTTTTGATACTATTATACCTAATTTTTCGTTATTCATCCTGTTTGAAGTTTATTTGGATTTTCTCCAACCACCACCTTTTTGTTTATACCATTTTGCTGCCCACCCATTCGCATATGCGGAGGGATAAACTTTAAATTTTGATTTCGCCATAGATTTGGCTCTGGCCCAAAGTTTTGGATTTGTTGGTTTGTTTTTACCCTCTTCTAATTCTTTTTTTTTTGATTCGTTCATACTGAAATTAGACAGATCCGCCTTAACATTACCAACATTTTTTTCCATTTCTTTTGTTTTATTCATAAAGAAATCAAAAACTTGATCCATGTTGGTTTTAGCTTCAGACACATGATCGTCAGCCCAATCATGTCCGTCTTGTATTATTGAATCCAAAACTTGTGGATCCATTTTTAATAGGGCATCACATTGTCTTTTAATTTGTTCAAGATTACTAAAAAACATGTAGTTTTCTTCCATATCATGACCTTCTGTAAGATTCTTATCAATTAAATTTCTTAATTGACTTTCGGTGATTTTTATAATTTTACTCATAATATATAAATATTTTACTTTTCTGATACAATCTCAAAATTTATGTTTTCTTTATAGAAAATCTCTTCAGAATGGGTTTTACCTTTTATTTCCAAGTAATATTCTCTTGGAATCATATAAGAAGTGTCAAATACAAATGAATTTTCGTTTGTTCTGTCTAATTTAGTCCAATCAAAAACATTTATCTGTGTTCTACCTTCTTTTATATATATTCTATAATAAACTTCCTCAAATAAAATCGTTTTTGGATAGTCTATAGATCTAAACGTAACAACAACTTTTCTTTTTTCTCCTCTTTTTATCTTTTCATTTAATTTAACACCAAAATATTGTATTGCGTATCTTTGTAATTCGGTAGGGTTCTCACCAATTGTGTATTGTGATGTGTATGGTTTAGGAACAAACCTTTGGGTTATGTCACTGATTGATATTCCATCGATTACTAAATTTTTCCATTTATCGTAGAAAAAATTTTTACCGTCACATATTACACCATCAATTTTAAAGGTTACTTTATAGACACCTAACTTAACTTTTTTTGGTATTAGGTTACCCAATCCCGGTATTAATGTTTTTGTACTATCTAAAATGTCTACAGAAGGTAAAGAATCTAAATCATAAAAATTAGTTCCTTTTGTTACATATAAATAAAGATTCTGTTCTTTTTTATGTATAAAATTTTGTCGATTATCTTCGATAATATCATCAAAAAACGTTTCAAGATATGGTTCAAAAAATGTTTGGGTATATTTTGAAAAAAACGAAACACTTTGACCAACATCTGTTGTTATATCTTGATAAGGAACAGAGAAGGCCATCCCCAAACCATAATTTGTATTACCAGATAATAATATACCATTTATGTGACTTGTTATATCTAAATCAATGTTTTCATCACCATTATCAAAATGTATTGTGTCGACTATTGTTGCACCTGTGGAATAAATACCCTCTACAGTCCAAGTATTTAGAGTGGTTCTGTTAAACCAGTTAGAGGGTCTAACATCAAATAGTTGTTCCCCGGTTGCTAGATCGTAAATTTTTTCATAATCAAAACCAACACCCTCGTCCCATTCTTCATTTATCTTAAACAAAATTAAATCAAAGGATGTTGCTCTTAAATTACCGTTACCTCTATCATCACCCAACAAAGCCTCGTCACCAAAAATAGTATTTGTTAGATATAATTTATGTGTTGTTCCGGTGGTTATAACATATTCACCATTATTTATTTTACTTTGTAGATCCGATAGATCTATTTTAAAAATAAATTTGGAAAATGAATTACCATATACAATTTCAGTATTTGGATTTTTGGCGGTATTAATACTTGATCCCTTGATTATTGTATTGTTTTTCTCAAAATACGAACGAAAATATGACATCTTTTTATTTTATAAATATCAATTAGTTTATTCTAATTGAGGTATTTAATAAGTCGTTTGCTAATGATTTGAACAATTTCTCTAATTCGTCATGTGGAGAGTACCCTTCGGTCACATATGTTTTATTAATATTATGTACGTGAGTGGTTAAAACATTTTTCATAGCCAATAATACCGCCAATAATTTTTCACCTCTAATAATGGAATATGTGTTCGGTTCAATTGTTGAAATATATTCTTCTTGAGTTAGATCGTACTTATTTAGTCCCTCAAAATTTATTGGGGTGCCAGGTGTTGGTAATGTACTGTCTGTGGATAATAAAAATATTTTGTCTGATAATAATGTACCAAAAGTCTGTTCCGGTGAGTTGGTATTTATAAATGGTTTTAATTTTATTTCCGTGTTTGGGATGATTTGTGGGTTGACCTGAGTTAATGACCAAATTAATCCCGATGTTTTTTTGTCTCTTAATTGTGTACCGTTTAGAAATGTTAATTTTTCTGTATTATTTCCGGGTCTTTCTCTAAATTCTTTTGTTGGTCTATAATAAAGGGGGAATAAATTAGTGTTTTTTGGGTATAGTGGATTGAACTCGGAAGGTCCGTTTTCTAAAAGTCTTTTTAATATGTCTCTAAGAAAAACATAAGAATCTTTTAATGATGGTGTAGATAATGGGGGTGAAGGAGATATAGATAGTTTTAATGTCGGTGTATTTGCAGATAACGTGTTTAATTTTAAATAATTAAAATCCAATTCGGTATGATCCCCAAATGAGTTTGTGTTATATAATGTACCGTATGGTTTTTCTACTTGATGCATATATATGTTAATAAATTGTGGATTAGTTAAACTATCAACATCGTATTCAACTATTGTTCTCAAAGTGGTGAATTGAGTTTTTTCCGTCTTTTCTTCAACGGGTCTCAATACCATTGTTTTGGGAAACTTTTTCAAATAAAGTTTCGATGTTTTTTTTGAAATCAATGGGAAATCAACTAATTCTTCTCTATTTGTTTGACTTGCGGCCTCTTTGGATAATAATTTTCCTCCTCTTAATTGTAAACCATTGTCGGTAAAGATTAAATCTGATCCGTATTTACCATAAATTCCATAGTGATTCTTTTCGGCAAAAGCACCTTCTGATTTTTTATCTAATTTTCCTCCTTTGTATAAATTTGGTGATTTTTTAACCGCATTACCATAAGAAGTATTTTGAAGTTGGGAAGATAATGTTGTATTATTAAAATCAAAAGAGTTGGCAAAGGGCCCCGCAATATATTCTTGGTTTACATTTGATTTACTTACATCATATGTTATTATTTTTATAGATTGACCAATTTCTGGTATAAAGTTTATATTCAGAGGTAAAAATGGTTGAGCAATGAACAAATCTCTTTCACTCCATGGTTCATAATCAATTGCCTTTTCTTTTTCACCTGAATTAGAACTATATATTTTATATCTTATTCTACCAAGACCTTTTGGGTCAACATTATCAGAACATATTGCAATATCAATTATTTTCATTACTTAGTGGTTCTTTTTTTGATTTCATTATTTACCTTATC